AATGTTATCTTTGCCTCTCCAAGTAAGTCCAGAATCCGCAATCTTCAAAGTATTGGACGAGTTCTTAGAAAAGGAAAGGACAAAGTAAAAGCAACACTGTATGATATAGCAGATGATTGCTCCACAAAAACAAGAAGAAATTATACTTTAAACCATCTCATTGAAAGAATAAAAATCTACAATGAAGAGAACTTTAATTATGATATCATAACCATTCACTTAAAGAGCGTATGATTGAAGACGATTTCTATGCAACAATAAAACTAAAATCTGGTGAAGAGATCTTCTGTAAAGTAGCAGCAGAAGAAGAGGAAGATAGAACTGTATTAGTCGTTTCAAACCCTATTATCATTAAAGAGATAAAAGGTAGAGTTGGAATGATTGGATATAAGGTAGAACCTTGGTTGAAGACTACTACTGATGATATGTTCTTTGTAAACTTGAATGACGTATTAACAATGTCTGAGTCAACTGATATTGAAATGATATTGATGCATCAAGAGTATGTTAGAAAAGCAGACACTAAGCACGGTTCATCTAACCACAAACTTGATAAGAAGATGGGTTATATCTCTAGTGTAAATGATGCTAGAGAAGTTCTAGAGAAACTCTATAATACTCCTTCTAAAGATATAAAGAATTAAAGCTCCCTTATCAACCTCCACAAAGGTATTCTACACGGTATTTGAGACTTGTCAAGTACATTGATAGATGATATACTTTATACATAATGATGAGATATAGTTATGATACAACCAGGCATGACTAAGAGAAAAAGATCCGAACATTATGTAAATAATAAGGAGTTCCTTGCTGCTCTGATTAAGTATCGGGAAGATAAAGAGATTGCTGCTGCTAAAGGTCTTCCGAAACCTCCTATCCCTCGCTACATTGGGGAGTGTTTCTTGAAGATTGCAAACCACTTGTCTTTCAAACCAAACTTTGTGAACTATATGTTCAAGGAGGATATGATCTCTGATGGTATTGAAAACTGTGTGCAGTACATCCACAACTTCAACCCAGAGAAGTCACAGAACCCATTTGCATATTTCACACAAATCATTCACTACGCTTTTCTGAGACGTATTCAGAGAGAGAAGCGTCAGTTGGATATTAAGAACAAGATCCTGGAAAAGTCTGGGTACAGTGAGGTGTTTGACGACAACAACACCCTTGACGGATCAAACTACAGTGACTATAATTCCATCAAGGATGCTGTCCATTCAAAACTTCGTTATTGATGAAAGTTGCCATCATCACGGACCAACACTTTGGTGCGCGTAAGAATTCTAAACTATTTCACAACTATTTTCTAAAGTTCTACAATGATATCTTCTTCCCGTATTTGGAGAAGCATGGTATCACCACTGTTGTAGATATGGGTGACACTTTTGATAGTAGGAAAGGAATTGACTTTGGTTCTCTTGCCTGGGCAAAGAATAACTACTATGATCGCCTAGGAATCATGGGCGTTCAAGTTCATACAATTGTAGGTAATCACACTGCATATTACAAGAACACAAATGAAGTGAATGCAGTTGACCTGTTACTTCGTGAATATCATAATGTAACTGTTTATTCTGAACCAGAAGAGGTTAAACTAGGCAGACTAAAAGTTCTTTTCATACCTTGGATCAATGAACAAAATTCTGAAAGTAGTCAACTTTCTATTAAAACTTCAAATTGCAAGGTCGCGATGGGGCACCTTGAATTACGCGGATTTAGAGCTCATCGCGGATGCATCATGGAGCATGGTTATGAGAGCGACTTATTTGCGTCGTTCACCAAGGTCTTCTCGGGACACTACCACACTCGATCAGATGATCAGAAGATCTTCTATCTAGGTAACCCTTATGAGTTGTTCTGGAATGATGTGAATGACAAGAGAGGGTTTACTATCTTTGATACTGAAACTCTGGAACACTTCCATGTTGATAACCCATATCGGATGTTCTACAACATCTATTATGAAGACACCAACCATCAAACCTTTGATACTAGAGAATATGAAGGTAAGATTGTAAAAGTCATTGTTCGTAAGAAGACTGATTCTAAGAAGTTTGAGAAGTTCATTGATAAACTCTATACTTCTAATGTAGCGGACTTAAAAATTGTAGAGAACTTTGAAGTGGGTGACCCTGAGGAGTTTGATGTCTTTGAGTCTGAGGACACTATTTCTATTTTGAATAGATATATTGAAGAAGCAGAAATAAAACTTGATAAGTCAAAATTACAAAACATCATGCGGTCAACCTATCAAGAGGCGTGTGAACTAATCTAATGTTTATTCTTACTGTAGAGGGAAAAGAAGACCAAGGAGCATACTCCGTTGTTGATCGCAACGGTGAAAAGATCTTGTACCTTTTTGAGGAAGAAGACGATGCTACTCGGTTCTCTATGCAGTTAGAGGACTATGGATATCCAGAGATGAACATCATCGAAGTTGATGATGACGTAATGTTGAAGACATGTCATATTCATGAGTGTGAGTATGCTATAATATCTAAAAATGACATCGTAGTGCCGCCTGATACTGAGACGTATGATTTTATTTGAAAAAATTCGCTGGAAGAACTTTCTTTCAACGGGTAATCAATATACTGAAATTTGTTTTACTGAAAACCCAACCAACATCATCATCGGTGCCAACGGTGCAGGTAAGTCAACAGTGCTGGATGCATTGACTTTTTCTTTGTTTGGAAAGGCATTTCGTAAAATTAATAAACCACAACTTGTAAACTCTGTCAATGAGAAAGATTGCAGAGTTGAAGTAGAGTTTTCTATTGCCCAAACGTCTTGGAAGATTGTTCGTGGCATCAAACCCAACGTATTTGAGATATATCGCAACGGTGATATGCTCGATCAGTCTGCTGCGGCACTAGATCAGCAGAAATGGTTGGAACAAAACGTCTTGAAGATGAACTACAAGTCGTTTACACAGATTGTCATCCTTGGAAGCAGCAGTTTTGTGCCTTTCATGCAACTTTCTGCTGCCAATAGACGTGAAGTTATTGAAGATTTGCTTGACATTAAGATATTCACGTCGATGAATATCGTGATCAAGGAGAAAATTCGTCAAATTAGGGAAGAAATTAAGACTTTGACGCTCAAAAAAGAGTCTTTGAGTGACAAAGTGGAGATGCAGACCAAATTTATTGACGATATTGAGTCACAAGGCAAGGAATCTATCGCTACAAAGCAAGAAAAGGTCGAAGAACAACTCAAATTGGTCGATCTTTACCATAAAGAGGTCACTTTAGCTGAAGAAAAGGTCCAAAAACACCTTAAAGAGCAAGAAAAGGTCTCTGGAGCGACTGAAAAACTGCGTAAGTTTAGTGGTTTGAAGGGCAAGATCACTCAAAAAGCAGCAACGCTTACAAAAGAGCACAAATTCTTCACTAAAAATACGGTTTGTCCCACCTGTACACAGTCGATTGAGGAAGAGTTTAGAATAAATAAGATTAACGACGCTCAAAAGATAGCAAAGGAGTTGCAATCTGGTCTTACAGAACTAGATGAGGCAATTAATGAAGAACAGGAGCGAGAGCGTCACTTTCTTGCCCTATCGAAGGAGATTTCTAAACTACAGAATGGCATTTCTCAAGACAATGTTCGGATATCTGGATGTCAGCGACAAGTCAGAGATCTGGAATCGGAAGTTCAAAAGCTTACCGAGCAACTTGCAAACAGAAATACTGAACATGAAAAGTTAGAAACCTTTAAAGACAACTTAAGAACTACATTCGACACGCTCGCTTCTAAAAAGGACGAAATAGACTATTTGGATTTCTCTTATAGTCTTCTGAAAGACGGTGGAGTTAAAACAAAGATCATCAAGAAGTATCTTCCTCTGATTAATCAGCAGGTGAACCGTTATCTCCAGATGATGGACTTCTATATTAACTTTACTCTTGATGAAGAGTTCAACGAAACCGTTCAGTCCCCTATACACGAAGATTTTTCTTATGCTTCTTTCAGCGAGGGAGAGAAGATGAGAATCGACTTAGCACTCTTGTTTACCTGGAGAGAGGTAGCAAGGATGAAG